TTTAATAAACTTGTATTAGCAAAGAAAACATTTTGGTCAAGTAAAAGTGCAACTGTATTTATTGACGGTCAAGAACTTGATTTCAGATCATTTAGTGATTTTAATGCAGTGAATATGGAAATAGGTGGTAAGACTGCAAGAGGAGGTAAGGTTGGATATGATCAAATAAGATTTGCTGCAAAAGAATTTTTAAGAGCAAGAAATTTGCCAGATAATCAAAAGCTTGCTATTGATGCAAGAAAAATTCATACTCAATTATCAACTGGAAAAATTGGTGCTGAAACGAAAAACTTTTGGAGTGCAGTACAAAGAACAGATAAAAGCATAAAAGAAGAAGACTTTTATAATTATCCAAAAACAAGAAAGGCTGCGGATGTTCATTCAAAGCTAGCAACAACTATTGTTTGCGACTTTATAATGAAAGCGAATAATTCTGCAAGAAATAACTTTGCTACGAACGTATTTAATATTGCAGCTTCACAAACAGAAGATTCTTCTGTTTATATAAAGGCGTATGTATAATGAATTTTAAAGAATTTATATCAGAACAAAAAAATACTCATATGACTCATATCGAAGACAAAGTTCTTTATGGTGGAGTTGACGGAACAAGGCAAGCAATACTTGCATTACGTTCATTAAGAGATATGTTAGCAGGAGTTAAAGATGGAAACGTTAGCGTTAAGTGGGACGGTGCACCCGCTGTTTTCGCTGGTATTGATCCTCGTGACGGTAAATTTTTTGTTGCTAAGAAAGGGATCTTCAACAAATCTCCAAAGGTGTACAAAACTAATTCTGACGTTGACGACGATACTAGTGGTGATCTTAATGCTAAATTAAAAGCCGCATTAAAATATTTACCAGAACTCGGTATTAAAGGTGTAGTACAAGGTGACTTTTTATTTGATTCGAGTGAAGTCAGAACTAAAAAATTAAAAGGTAAACCTTATGTAACGTTTCATCCAAATACGATTGTATATGCAGTTCCTTCAGGTACTGAGGCAGCTAAGAAAGTAAAGGCAGCAAAGATTGGAATAGTATGGCATACTACTTATAAAGGTTCTTCATTTGAAACTATGAAAGCATCTTATGGTGTTGATACAAGTAAGTTTCGCAATAGTAAAAATGTTTGGTCACAAGATGCAATGTTGAGAGATATGACTCAGTTCACTATGAATAAAAAAGATACGGAGGAAGTTAATGCACATCTTAGCAATGCTGGCAGGATTTTTAATAAAATTTCTGGTAGTACCTTACGTACTCTCGAAAGCAATCAAGATCTTGCTCAACTTATTGAAACATTTAATAATACTTTTGTACGAAAAGGCCAAGTCATTGGTAACACCAAAACCCACGTTGAAAAACTAATTCAACACATAAGACAAAAGTTTCAAAAAGAGATAGATAAAAGAAAGACTGAAAAAGGTAAATCAGTTCAACAAAAAAAACTTGACGATATATTGAAATTTTTCTCACCACAAAATAAAATAAGTTTACAAATGATGTTTGAATTGCAGAAATCTATAGTTCTTGCAAAATTAAAAATTATAAATATACTTAATAAGCTTAATAGCGCACAGACATTCTTAAAAACGAGAAATGGTTATCAAACCACGGGACAAGAAGGTTATGTAGCTATTGATAAACTTGGTGGTGATGCAGTGAAAATTGTGGACCGTATGGAATTTTCATACGCAAACTTTTCACCAGATATATTAAAGGGATGGGACAAGCCAGGGAGGAACTAATGGCACCATTAGATTTTAAACATATGACTGTAACCGACTATAAACCCGGTGAAGATGATGCAGTCAAATACTATGCACAAAAACGTAAGAAACAATATCATGGTAATGAGAGTAAAGATGTTAAAGAACTCTCTATGAAGCCAGATAAAAAACTTCCAAATTTAAAAGTTCCCGTAAAAGGTAAAAAAGGCGTAAGTAGATTTATGCGAAAGAAAGCCATCGGTCAGATGAAAGATGCAGTGCAAAGTGTTGATAGAAAACCAGAAAAGTATATGAAACCAGATGGAAAGGTTGGAATCAGAATGGTTAAAACTGACAAAGAAGTTATAAAAAAAGAAGCTTCGGTTCTCAAACCAACTAAGCCTACAGATATAATTAAACACGCTAAAACTCTTGCAAAGAATCCAAGAGATTACATGATGAATAAGAAAAAGTATTTAGATAAAGCTCGTGCTAAAGTATTTAAAATGTATCCGAGAGAAGAAGTTGAAGAAGCTATAAATCATGACGATGCACACCGTGATGCTCAAACACATTCAGACGGAAGTATGAGTGTTAAGAAAATTCCAAGTATGATTAAAAAACCTGGTGATAAACATTTACATTTACATATGAAAAGTTATCACAAAGAGAAAGATGGTCAAGACTTTGCAAAGAAGCATGGTTATAAAGTAAAGAATTACGTTAAGACTCCATCAGGAACTAGAATGGATATTCATAAAGAAGAAGTTGAAGTTGATGAAGCTTTAAACTTACAGCAAAGAATGAAACGCTCAAGATTAATGAAGCGTTTAAAGACAAGAATTAAAATTGGCCGTGATAGAGCGCGTAGAAAGATGGCCAATAAAAAGACTCTCGAAAAGAGAGCAAACCGTCAGGCTCGAGCACAGCTAGCAAAGAAACTAACTCGTGGTATACCAAAAGGTGAACTAACATTTGCTAGGAAAAAAGAAATTGAAAAGAGATTAGAAAAGCCTGCTTTACAACAAAGAATTAAAAGAATAGCGAAGAGGATATTTAAAGACGTACGTAAAAAAGAGGTACAAAGGAAAAAAGGTTAATGATAAGCTCATTTAAAAAATACCTTGTTGAAGAAGAAAAGACTGTATACTTTACGTTCGGTCGAATGAATCCTCCTACAACTGGTCATGAAAAATTAATGAATGAACTTGCTAAAAAATCAGGCAAGCATTCATATCGCGTTTACTTATCGCAGAGTGTGGATAACAAAAAGAATCCACTGGATTTTAGAACCAAAGTTAAAACTGTTCGTAAGTTTTTTCCAAAGCACGCCAGACAAGTCATGCTAAATAAAAAAGTTAAGAATGTTTTTGATGCAGTTACCGAAATATATAATGACGGAATTAAAAATGTTACTATGGTAGTTGGTTCAGATAGAGTAAACGAATTTAAAACACTTTTGAATAAGTATAATGGCAAGAAAGGAAGACACGGCCTTTATAACTTTAGTAAGATAAATGTAATTTCAGCCGGAGACCGTGATCCAGATGCAGATGATGTTTCAGGTATGTCAGCATCAAAGATGAGAAAATTAGCAAGTGATGGAGACTTTACACAATTCTCACAAGGATTACCTCGAAGTGTTTCTAATAATGAAGCTAAAAAAGTATATAACGACGTAAGGCGAGGAATGGGACTAAAAGAACAAAAAGACTATAAAAATAAATTACACTTTGAGCCCGTCTCTGAGAAAAGAGAGGACTATGTCAAGGGAAATCTGTTTAATATTGGTGATAATGTTACTGTCGTGGGCAGTGACGAACTCGCTAGTGTTACCAGCCTTGGAAGTAATTATGTCATTATTGAGATGAATGGCAAATCATATAGAAAATGGATTCAAGATGTTGAGTTGTTAGAGAAGAAAAAAAGTAAAGAAGGCAATCAAAAAGTCAGACAAGATCCTGATGTTAAGAAAGCGCCCGGCACTCAACCAGCACCGTATTATGGTGGTCTATCCAAGGCAACAAAGAAAAGAAGATTAGCGCACTTTAAAAAATATTCTAAGTATGATGACGATAATCCAGCCGCTTATAAACCGGCGCCTGGTGATGCACGTGCAAAAACTAAACCAAGTAAACATACATTAAAGTATAGAAGAATGTACGGTGAAGATGCCGTTGAACTTGCAAAGAAAAAAATAGAAAGAGAAAAAATGGTCGATAAGATGAAACATGCCAGAATGTTAGATCGAGCCAAAGTAAGGAAAATTAAAAATAGGAGTAAAGCAGATGCTTAAATTCAAAACTTTCGAAGAGTTACTTGAAAATGAAGGACTCAAAAAGAAAGCAGCTAAGTCTGGTATATCTTACGGCACATTAAAAAAGGTATACAATAGAGGTATGGCGGCTTGGAGAACAGGTCATAGACCAGGGACTACACCACAACAGTGGGGAATGGCTCGAGTAAATTCATATATCGGAAAAGGTAAAGGTACATATTACGGTGCTGATGCTGATCTTCGTGGTGCTAAAAGAAAAACTAAAAAAGAAGATACCAATGAAGCTACAGTCAAAGAAATATCAAAAAGAACTGCAGCAAATTATATAAGTAAAGCTTCAAGAGATACTTATCATTTAGGTCAAAGGCAAGGTAAAGCTGATGCAATTGATAGACTAGGTGGTACACATCCAGATCAAAAATATAAAAGTGGTCCAGAGCGTAAAGCCGTAAACAGAGTTGTTGGTATCGATAGAGCGGCTCAAAGAATAGCAACTGGTAAAGGTTATTACGGGCAGAAAAAAGAAGCGATGTCAGATGCAGAGAAAGCAGCACATCAAAAAGCAATTGATGCTTTCAAAGCAAAAGGTGGTAAGATTAAAAAGTTAAAGCCAGGGTTTGCTCAAGGATATCATGGTAAAGCTGATCCCGGTGCAGGCATGAAAGGTATGATTAGTCCAGCAGATACCAAGCAATTTGGCACTAAGAAAAAAGTAGGGAGCATGAAATGAGTTTAAGAAAAGCTATCGAAGAGGTAAGGCAAAAAACTTACAGTGAAAAAATGCAAGAAGAACTTGAGCCGATCGAAGAAGCTACTAATATGTTTACCGATGATAGAGTTGGATTTCAAATTGATAGGTTTGCTGGTAAGTCTGGCCCTAGTTTTCAAATCAATTATGGAAAAGGTAGAGGCAAATTTATTCAAATTCCAAAAAGTGATATGAAACGAGTCATCACTCAAATGACAAAAGCAATGAACGCAAAGTAGAGGTAACGATGCCATTAGATCCAAAAGATGGAATAGGTTCTTACATTAAAGACTTTAAAAAGTCAAAGGCACCGCAGTTCAAAGGTAAGAGCGAAAAGAAAAGAAGAGAGATGGCGATTGCTGCTTACCTCGATGCTAAGCGTGGTCCACAAGAAGCAAAGCTTGCAGGCAACACTATTAAATTATTTGGTCAAAGTAATAGACCAAAATCATTTGCTGAGCTTTCAATGAAACTAAAAACGAAGGCAAAATTACAAAGAGCTTTAGTTGGACCGAGTAAGAAAGCTAAGCCTGATATGTTTAGAACTACAGGAAAACGCGCAAAAGAAATTGATAGAAAAGCAAAGATATTAACTACAGTTGCAAAAGCTGATGATACTAGAAAGCAACTATTAAAGCGAGCTCTAAATAAAGAAAATACAAACTTTAAAGTAGAGATTGAAGGTTTACCAATTATGTACATGAAAGCTAAAACTCCCGGTGAACTAAAACAACAATTACGTAAGATTGTAAAGCAGCCATCATTGATAAAAGATGTTGATAGAATAGAAAAAGCTAAAGTAAGAAAAGCATTCAGACAAAAGGCACAAGGTAGAGAAGTTGCAGAGTATATGTATGATTACGGTACACCTGAATCTGTAAAGCTTATGAAGAAAATTACACCCGGCCAGAAAGAAGGTACAGATGCACCAAAAGGTCCGGAGTCTTATGAAGCTCAATACAAAAGAAGACTTGTAAAAACTACAGATCCTGAACATAAAGCAAAAGGATTTAAATATAGAATTAAAGGCAAGAAAGATAGCAGCCTTACAAAAAAATTATATAAGACTAAACCTGGGCAAGCCGAGTTTAACAAACAAATGAAAAGGATAGCAGGTCATGAGTTTGGATAAATTTAAAAAATTTAAAGAAGAATGGATAGATGACATATGTGAAACCAGTGATCTGTATGACAATTTAGAAATCACAGAAGCGGAATATCAAGGAAAGACAGTTAAATTAAATGATCCTATTAGAACTTCTGAAAACCCAAATAAAAAATTTAAAGTATACGTAAAAGGACCAAGTGGTAAAGTAGTAGTTGTAAGATTTGGTGATCCTAATATGAGTATTAAGAGAGATGATCCAGCAAGAAGAAAATCATTTCGTGCAAGACATAATTGCGACAACCCAGGTCCGAAACATAAAGCACGTTATTGGTCGTGTTTCCAATGGCGAGCAGGAGCAAAGGTGGACAACTAATGATTAAACATTGGATAAACGAGAGAATTAAAGAAAGAACATCAATGGACGGTGCGGTATGCATCGCTCTTGGTTTAATGATTTTATTTTTATCACCACTAGCAAAGATTGCTGCAGGACTTGCAATTGCTTATGGTATATGGACAATATGGAAAGCTGAGTAATGGCGAAGTTATTTAAAAGTGTTACGATACATGAACCTGTTAAAAAAGGTACATCAATTGGTCGTAAACCTATAACTTCAACAATGAATAAAAGTAAGAAGAGAAATTTTAAAAGATACAGAGGTCAAGGAAAATGAGTGTCAAAAACCTGACAGAAAAGTATAGTCAAGTTTTCTATGGTGTCAATATTTTGACATCGCATAAATATATTTATGGACAAAGACCTCATAGAACAAATATTAAGGGATTACAGTAATATGGCTCAAAGCGAGACAACTGAATCAAGACTTGATAGGATAGAGCAAAAGATAGATAAGCTCGCCGACGCTATGATTTCTTTAGCAAGAGCAGAGGAGAAAATCATAGCACTACAAGACGATCACGAAAACATGAGAGAAAGATTAAATAAACTTTCTGTTAAGTTAGACGAAATTCAAAAAACAGTTGATGATAATTCAAGAACTGTTAGCATTATAAATAAAGTAGTATATGTGGCAGTTGCCGCAGCTATAGGAACCTACGTAACTCACGTATGGATGTAAAGGAGAAAAAAATGGAAGAAAATTTCAAGTATCATATACCTGAAGATATTCCAGCAAATGAAAGAACCGCCTTTCATGGCGCAGCAGCTGCAGCCGCAAAGTCCGGAAAAAAATCTTTCAACTTTGGTGGAAAGACTCATCCGGTAACTATGAAAAAAGATACAGCAAATAAGATTGCAGATCAAAAAGAAGCACTTGACAAGAAAGATGTTAAGACAGTTAAAGGCGTAATCAAAGGACTAAAGAAAGCTGTTGCAACTCATAGCGGTCAAGTTAAAACATTAACTAAAGATATTAAAGATCAAAAAGAAAGCATCATGACTTTTAGAGAAAAACTAGTTTCATTGTATGAAGGTGATAGAGCGGCTCACTATAAAAGCGCTGCCGCACCAGAAGAGTATGATGAAAAACAAAAGTCTTC